TTTCTTATATATTACCTTTTATTTGCTCTTTGGCGATTTAATTCTCTTTTTTCTCTTTCATTCTTAACTTCATAATATGCAGCCCAAAAAATCAGTTCTTCTTCTGTAATCAAAGAACGTAATTCCTGTAAAGTTTTGCCTAGTTCTGTTGCGAGAAAAAATTCAAAATTTATCCAATTATCTCGCGATATTATTTTTTTGCTGTATCAACATTCAATTGAATATCAAACATAAATAATTCAATTTCGTTCAAAACACTTTCTGGAAGTTCTCTTTGTAGGTTTGGCGCATCTGCGGGCGCAAATGCTTTTGACCCATCTTCTAATTCTGCATTTTTACAAAGAAGATAAGTTGATATTGTTAGAGCATCATCTGTATTTGCCGCTGATTGTGCGCGAACACGATCATCCCTTGTTAAAGGCTTAAAATATAAATCAACAATTTTTTCTCCGTTTTTATTTTTAAATTCATATTTTCTTCTGGCTGTCATCTGATCTTTATAAGATTCAGTTAACAGATCAATCGTTCTTTTGCTTGGCATTGGTTAATTAGTTGACTAATAAACTCAATGTATCAAATAGCGCTAGTAATTGCAC